CACAGTTAATGCTGCCTACGCAGAAACTGTTGGTAACATTGTTGTACAGGCTATTCAAGAAGCCGGAAAGTACTACAAATTCAGATGCAAATTAGACGGCGTACATCGAAGCGGAGCCAATTGGGCAGAAACACACTAAACGCTTATGCAGCGGGGCTGCTTGATGGGGAGGGATGCGTTCGATGGAACCACTCCCCATCAATTGAGGTCAGCAACAAGCACCAAGGTGCTTTGCGCTTACTTCAAGAGAAGTGGGGTGGATCCATTCGGGACAAAGGCGATAAGGTATTTGTGTGGACGGTACATGGTAAAAGGGCTTTGAAATATCTCAGCCATGTTGCCAAATACTCCGTCATCAAATACCCACAAATTGTTGCCCTGTTTCGAGCGGTTGCTACTAGAGGCACAGTCAGACAACAACACATTGACACATTGAAAAGGTTAAAGAATGTCTACACCAATTGATTACATGACTACTGACGAGTTGCTGCTTGAACTTAAGAAGCGATTCAATGAGATGGTGTTCGTGGGTTACAAAGAACATCCTAAGAAGGACGATAGTTACAGCATCTGTGTGAAGTCCACGCTGCACGGAACGTATGGCTTGATTGAGGTTCTTACTAGAGCCGCAGACGCTCAAGAGGCAGACTAATGCGTAAGAAGCCTATTGTTTTACCACAGCGCACCTTGCTAATCGATGGCGATATCCTTATCTATTCAATATGCTCTGCTACCGAATATGTAGCGCGGCTTGATGAAGATACTGATGTTGCCTTTTCTAATATCAATGAAGCCTTGCATCTGTGCGATGTGACTATTCAAAAGTATATGGCAACTCTAGATGCTCAGTTCTGCGTCTTAGGGTTCACCGGAAAGTTCAACTTCAGGAAAGACGTTTACCCTGAGTACAAGAGCCACCGCAAAGCCTGTCGTAAACCTTGCGGATACAAGCCTGTCAAGGAAATGCTTTCGGCTAGGTATGTTGTCCGTGAGGAACCTACGCTAGAGGGAGATGACATAATTGGCATCTTGCAGACAGAGGGAACTTACGGTGATTCGGTTATTGTTTCCGCAGACAAAGACCTGAACACCATCCCCGGCTTGTTGTGGAATCCGGATAAGGATGAGGCTCCCCGTCTGATTACCGAAGAAGAAGCAACCCACAATTGGCTAATGCAGACCCTGACCGGGGATATGACTGATGGGTATCCCGGCATTACGGGGGTGGGTCCTGTGACTGCTGCAAAGATTCTTAAGACTGACTCGTGGAGTGAAGTCTTGGAAGCCTATATTGCAAACGGCTATACTGAAGAGTTTGCTCTGACTCAAGCGCGTTGTGCGCGAATCTTACGACACAAAGAATACAATTGGGAAACAAAGGAGGTACTACTATGGACACCATGAATCGTACTCGACTCTTAGCCATGCATAAGGAACTGTGTGATGAAGCCCGTGCGCTCTCTGAGCGTAAGAACCATGACTACAGCGGAGGTAAGGATGATCAGCACCCCTTCCTGAATTTCACCCGCTGCGAGTCTATGGGGATCTGCAAGACGGAGTCAGGGATCATGGTGCGCCTGACGGACAAGATGTCCCGGCTCTCCACCTTCCTGACTACAGGAGAATTCAAGGTTAAGGATGAAGCCTTGCGGGACACCGTCCTTGATATGATTAATTATGTCATTATTCTATACGCATTTATCCAAAGTGCAAAGGAAACCGATGAATAATAACATATCTAAGGATAGCGTGTTTCCTCCTATTTCTGAAGAACTGCTTCGGGTGCTTTCAACTTTGTACCCGGAGCGGTGTGCTAAGGTAGGGGAAACCCTCCAAGAAATTTATTTTTATGCAGGACAACGTGCGGTTTTTATGCATCTACAGCGGGTGTATAACGATCAAAACGAAGAATCGCTTCTTGATTAAAAAGGAAAAACTATATGGCTTCTTATTGGGATCGACAGGCATACGAGGCTAAGAAGAATGCTGCGGCAAGCCAAACCGCTGCTCTTACCCCTGAAGCCCCTATTTCTTTTGCCGGAATGGCTCAATTAAACAGCGGTATTCCAAATGTTGGGTTTAATCAGGCTGCTTATGTCGCACAGCAGAAAAGTGCAACAAGCGCAAAAGTAGACAACAAGCCTCCTAAGCCTCCTAAGACACCAAAAGTTAAACTCTATTCGGATGTTTTTCCAAAGACAAAGACATACGCCGAAGATGGAACAAAGACTAGAGTTGCTCGTGACCCTAGTACTTTGAATAAAACAGGACTTAAAAAGTACACCGCTGCTAGGTTAGGTATTAAGTCTACCTATACAGAGCCTAAGAATACCGAAACTATTGTAGCCAACAGTAACACGGGTCGGCTTGTAAGTCCTCGTTCATCCACCATTTCAGGTAAATCAAGCCTGATTATCAAGAAAGCAGGTTCGTGATGTGTACTCCCGCCGCTAAACCGGATCCCCGCCTTGCGGGTTTTGTAGCCCCAAAGCGCAACATAGTTAATGAGTTTAAATCGGAAGTAACGCGCTATAGCGATTTGGAATCGGATACCGCGTACTACAAGCGAGATAATGCAGCCTATCAAGCGTGGAAAGCGGATCCGGCAAATGCAGGAAAGACTCGCACTAAACTTGAGCGTTTGCGTGGGGGTGAAGGAATGTCAGCAAAAGAATCTTCTAGTGCTTTTAAGAAGCGACAAAAAGCCGAATTGGCTGCCTTTGAAGCCTCTGATTTGGGCAAGGCAAATGAATCACAGGCTGCCTACAACGCTCGACTGAAAGCCGCACAACAAGAGTACATCAATCGCCAACCCGCAGCCGGAGCAACCACAGCCGCCCCCACAGGAGCAACGGCATCGGTAGCCTCGACAGATAAAATGGCGATGCGAAACAAGCAAAAAACAGCCCAAAGAGCCTCACGAGTCTCAGCCGGACGCGGTATGCTACGCATTGGTAGTTAACAATAAACAGGAGCCCTAGGTGTCAGGAAAAGAACTATATTCTAAACTCGCAGCACAGCGTTTTACCTATTTGGAACGCGCTCGTGATTGCGCCCGTTTGACCCTGCCACACCTGTTTCCGGACGAAGGGGATCAGAGTAGCCGTAAGTTTGTTACTCCATACCAATCCGTTGGCGCACGGGGTGTCAACAATCTAGCCTCGGCTTTACTGCTTTCGCTGCTGCCCCCCAACTCGCCGTTCTTTCGTTTTGTAATTGATGAAGCAGCAGTAAAGAACCTACAGCAACTTTCCCCTAGCGCCCAAAGCGAAACAGAGCAAAGTCTGTCGCAAATGGAGCGGCTGATTATGCGGGAGATTGAGGGACTGAGCATTCGCGTTCCCCTGTTTGAAGCCGTTAAGCAACTGATTGTCGGCGGCAACACGCTCTTGTATTTCCCTGACGAAGGTCCAATGCGGGTCATTCGTCTTGATCGTTATGTGGTCAAGCGGGATCCGATGGGCAATGTCCGGAAGGTCATACTCAAGGAAACCATTTCTCCTGCAATGCTGCCTCCGGAAGTACAGGCTGCGGTTCAGACCACCCTAAACTCCCTTGAAGACACCGTGGATTTGTATACCTGCTGCCATGTCATGGACGATGAGCGGGTCGAGGTGTACCAAGAAGTGGGTGGAATGGAGATTCCCGGATCATATATGATCTATCCAATCGAACGCAGCCCCTTCCTTGCTTTGCGAATGCATCGTGTGGATGGCGAGGACTACGGTCGTGGCTATGTAGAGCAGTACTTTGGTGACTTGGTTTCTTTGGAAAGCCTGTCTAAGAGTATTGTGGAAGCCGCTTCAGCCTCTGCCAAGGTGCTTTTCCTTGTCAATCCGGTAGGCACCACCCGTGCTTCTAAGTTGGCAAAGGCTCCTAACGGAGCAATTATTGAAGGAATGGCTTCTGACGTTACGGTGCTTCAGGTTGCAAAGTCGGCAGATCTTGGTGTTGCTTTGCAAACGATGGGTGCCATCAACGAGCGCCTTTCCTACGCCTTCTTGCTTACTGAAGCCTCAGTTCGTAATGCTGAACGTGTAACTGCCGAAGAGATTCGCCTAGTCACGCAGAGTATTGAGCGTCAACTCGGAGGCATCTACAGCATCCTGTCTCAGGAATTCCAATTGCCTTTGGTTCATCGAATGATGGATCGGCTGACGAAGTCTAAGAAGATGCCTAAGATTGATAAGAAGTACATTACTCCCACAATCGTTACGGGCATTGATGCTCTTGGTCGTGGAAATGATTTGAGCCGTTTGGATCTTTATTTGCAAGGTATTGCACAGATTCTCGGTCCCGGCGGTATTCAACAGTATATTGATTTCAGAGAATACCTGAATCGCCGTGCTGCAAGTCTTGGAATCGATGTTACGGGGTTGCTTAAGACTGAAGAACAGATTCAGGGTGAAATGGAAGCCGCGCAACAGCAAGCGACAGCGCAACAACTAGTTCCGCAAACCGCAAAGACAGTCGGAAACATTATTGAGAAGCAACAATCTCCACCACAACAATGAGTAACCACCAACAGATTGACATTGTCCGCGATACCGCCACTTCAAACAACGAAGTAGATGCTCTAGCCGTAGCAAAGGCTGAACAAGAAGCCCCCAAGGCTGAAGAGCGCCCTTCGTGGCTTCCTGAAAAGTTTTCTAAGCCTGAAGAGTTGGCTGCTGCTTATTCTTCACTTGAAACTAAGTTGACCTCTTCCGGGAAGTCTCTTGAATCCCTTGATGCTTATTCTGAAGAGTTTGCAGCCAATGGAACCCTGAGCGAAGAGTCCGTAAAGGAAATTGCCGCTCTTGGCATTCCGGAATCGACTGTTCGGGCTTACATTGCAGGACAAGAAGCCCTTGCTGAAGGCAACCTAAAGAGCATTATGGAGGTTGCCGGAGGAGAAGAGCAGTACAAGGCATTGACCGCTTGGGCTCAAGCCAATATTCCTGAAGAACAAGTGGATGCATATAACGCCATCATGGAAAAGGGAGATGGTTCTACCATCAAGATGGCTGTTGCGGGTCTTCGAGCCCGATATGAGCAGACCAACGGCTCAATTGCAAAGACCGGACGGCTGCTACAGGGGGGTACTACGACCGAAAGCGGTGGTACCTTCCGTAGTGTTGCTGAAATTGTTACCGCTATGAGCGATCCACGTTATTCAAAGGATCCTGCTTATCGCGCTGATGTTGAACGCCGAATTGCCACTTCTAACGCCTTTGGAGGATCACGATGAAAAAGCCCCATGACTTTAAGACAACTGCCCTTGGTATTGCCACCATTCTTACTGTGCTTTCAGCCGCTGCTGTAGCCTTCTTGGATGGCGATCCTGCTACTAACTTTGACATTGCAACTGTGATTGCCGGAGTTACCGCAGGTGTCGGCTTGATCTTGGCAAAGGATGCTGAGAAGAAGGTTGCTCCCTAATGTGGGGGTGGGTAGGTGAGTTAGTTACTGCCCTACTGAAGTTCTTTGAACGGATGGTTTCCAAGGAAACATATGCTAAACAAGCCGACCCAACTGCTAATGGTACTAGGGAGCGTTTTGCTCAACGGGTGCGGGAGTTCCGTGCTGCTCGTACCCTCGGGGACACCCGTCCAACTAGCGGAGCCTGTGACTGCAAGAGTGTTTGTAGTTCAGAAGGACGGAACAAAGATCAAGTCGGCTAATCGTGTAGAAATTCCCGCCGGATGGTGGGCTGCTGATGTGCCTGAAGAACCCGGCATTGCGCCGGAGATCGTACCCTGACGACAAGTCTGAGTGGTGCGTCTAACCGGAA